TCATGGCACGTTATAACCTGCATGATTATCTGGATGATCAGCGTCACTGGCTTGCTGTTTGGCAGGATCACCTTGAGAAGCTGGTTGGTCAGCCTCTGGTTTGATCCCCACGTTATCTTCCCAGGCCAGCAGGTCTGAAAGTCTCCACCTTTTAGGGCTGCCATTTATTTTAGGCTGCGGGAATGGCTGAGCAAAGTAAGAGGGCATCCGGGATGGGGTGCTCCAGAAATAGAGTGTGCTGCGCGATATTTTGTATCTGGACAGAACGTCATCGGTTATCAAAATTTCATCTGATTTATGAGATGTATTAGTCATAAAAACCCCTTAGTTACATTGTCCAGGCAGATGGTGTGGCCGGCGCGCGCAGCTCATGGCTGTGGCCACATAGCTACTTTTTCTGTTAACAACTTCTACAGTGATCTTTGAGCCTTGAACCACCACCGTATAAGTTCTTTTCGTTTTCTGTCGCCCGTAGGCTCCATAAAGCTCAACGTGTTTTGCCAGTGCCGCATCGCACGCCTGGCGGCCCAGAGGGGAGTGTCTGCTTCGGTTAATCAATCGCATATACATTCCTTTATCGGGAGAGTTTCCCCTCCCAATCTGGTTAGCCCACGTATTCCGGTTTCATGTCGTCTAGGGTGATGCGGAACTGGTCATACAGTTCATCACCGAGGTGGCGGCGCGATGAGGTCAAGGTGCTTTCTGCCTTCGCGAATAATGCTTCTGCCTCCGGATCCCCGGGGTTAGGGAGTGAATTTATGGCTGCCTCAACTTTGTTCTTTGCATCAACAAGGTAGTAGCGCTTCACCGCCTTATTCTTCAGTTCGGTATACAGGGCGGTACCAAGCAGAGCTTTCTGTGATTCGATGTCTGCACGAATGGCTTTGGCCTGGTCAACAGAGCTTGCGGTATCAATGCGGTCACGTAGGTCGTCTGCAACTGCGTCAACATTAGTTGCTGATTCCTGCGCGGTGGCAAGGATGCCTGTTTCGCTGGTGATCTCATCAACAGTCATTCGCTGGGTTGGATTTATTTCGCGCTCAACGCGTTCCTCCAACTCATCAGGGGTGTAGACCCCCAAAATCGCCCATGGTGTGTAGGCACGAGCCCAGTATTTCACTTGCAAGTAGCCAATTTGCTGCCTTGGGTTACTTTTCCACAGGGGCGAGTTTTTGATTGTTACTTCCGAAACGCAGAGCCATTCATTCCATGTAATGTCTTTCTCTCCGCTAATGACTGCGCCAACACGGCACTCCATCAGATCCTTTTCGCCACGATATTCATAATGGAATCGCCCCCGTATTGCGCCGGTGGCAGTCAGTACCGCGCTAACTAACTGAGCTTCATATCCTAGAGTGCCATTTATAACGTGTGTTTTCTGACCGACTACGTAGGGGTCCATACCCCATCGCGCGGCTTGCATGACAATGGCGAGGCAGTCTGATGGCTTACCTTGAAGATGTTTGGGCACAGTAGAAATACCCTGGGACATAACATCAGCAATCTTCATCATGCGATCCATGACATCGCCATTCAGCAGTAACGAGCCATTATTCATTGTGCTGGGTGCCTGCTGATCAATTACCGCTATGTTTCTATTTTCCATGGTGCTTCCCCCTTATGCCTGTACGCGCAGCGCTTCGAGACGGCGCACATCAAAATCGTTAAGTTCTTCGGTGTAGTCTTCGGTAATCGGCGCTGGCCATTCGCCAGTGTCGAAGCCGTTCGCGATGGCACGCATTGCTTTGCGGTATTCCAGCATGCCGAGTTCCAGCAGTTCTTCGGATGCCTCGATGATGGCGATCCAGTGGTAGTTCTCGTCTTTGTTGACGAAGATCCAGAAGAACTGATCAAGGGCTGCGGTTTCGCAGTACATAGCCGCGCTCAGGTGGTAATCGCGCTCGATGATTTCCCGGTGCAGTTTCGCGCGTAGGCCTTCCTGCTTGATGTTCCACATGCTGATGGTTTTAAGGTCCGCACCGATGCGCAGGCCGCCCATGTCTATCTCAAGGTCAGGACGCACGCGAACTTCCAGCCCGGTTTCCTCATCAATGCCGAAATAGCTCACCTCGACGGCTCGGCTCGGGTGCGTCAACAACTTGCCGGCGGTAGGGTGATTCAACAGTGCTTTCTGAATGGCCAGTGCCGTAGCCAGCTGCTGGCGGGTAACCAGCACTTTTCCTTCCGGGTTCTCGCGCCAGGCATCCAGCAGCTCGTCGGCAAACACGGCATCCGGTTTTACCGATTTCACGGCTTGAATCAGATCGGCCTTTGTGCCAGAGACTTTCAGGGGCTGCGCCTTCTGTGCTTCCTGAGCAACCATGTCAGGATTAATAAGCGCCAGCTGTTCCAGTAAGACATCGCGGCCACCGCTGGTTTTCACCTGGGCGGGCAGGGTGGCGTTGTATTCTTTGATGCAGGCCTTCATTGCGGTGGCGGTTTGCTTCTGACCGTCTTCAATGCGCTGGAACTCAGCAGGTAAAGACATATAACCCTGGCCGGTTTCTTCAACTGATGTACCCAAGGGAACCTGGGCGGGCAGGTTCGCGTTGTATTCCTCCAGGAATTTCTTGATGTCCTCTGCGCTGAGCAAAACCGGAAGCCCGTTGTTGTATTCATCGATAAATGCGCGGATCGTCGACGTCGTGGTGAAGGCGCCTTCCGGAATTTCCGGCTCGATACTGAATTCTTTTTCCAGCTGATCAGGCTGCAGCGCCAGTGCATGCACCAGATTGCCCATATCCAAAACAGGAGAGCGCACCTTCTGGATGGTTTTGGATACGTGGCGCGCCTCGAAATACATCAGCGATACCCGGGCATCTTTTACCATCGTGGAGCTGATGCCGTTAGCGGCGTGGTAGACCTCATTTGGCACGCCTTCATATCGACCAGGCTCGAAATACTCCGGCCATGCTGGTGCTGCTTGTTCAGCCTCTTCATCTTCATCGCTATGAGCACTCTCGGAAACCTGGCTTTTCAGCACTTCGGCGGTAAGATCCGGGCAGCGTTCAGCCAGTATTTTGCTCATGTTCACGGCAGTTGTTTGCGCAGGAGGTTCATCAGCGCCTTCGCCTGTTGATACCGAACTATCAATTTCGTTTTTGACTGACTGATCCGCTTCCATCTGCACATTGCTGGTGGTTCCTTCTTCGGTGGCATTAGTAGCCGGTGAAGTCATAAGGCCTTCAATTGAAAACATTCCGCCGCCGAGACTGGCAATTTCCGGGGCTCGGGGTTTGGTCAGGTCTTCAGTTATCCACTTCGGATCCGAGGGGTCACTGATGCCTTCGACATATTCACCACGTTCGGCGGCCAGAACCTGATTAGCGTCAGGACGTTTCTTTTGAGCTTCTTTCACCAGTTCGGTGCCAATTACCTGAAAGTCAGTTGGGAGAGTTTCCAGGTCAGGCACACCTTCATCTCCATCGATAGCCTTTTTCACAGCGTCCAGAGTGACGGCGGCAGATGAAACATGACCAGCTTTTTCAAGCGTCTCAGCAGAAGGGGCGTCATGCTTATGCTCGGTCAGGTTCGCATTGATATAGGTCTGCAGACTTACCGGGAAATGGTGAATATCGCTGGTGGCGCCACGGATAAGGGCAAAAATCGCTGCGCGGGAATAATCCAGGATGCCAGCGACCTTGCGCAGCGCTGCCGACCATTCCTTGAACGGACTTTCTTTCTTCTGGACGATCTCCTTGGCCCGGCGGTGAATAGATGCCGGGAAATTGTAGATATCGAAATCCATCGGCATTGTGGCCAGGGCTATTTCAACATCGAGCGTATCAAGGGTATGGGTGTAGTCAGGATTGCGATCGGTTTTATTACCGCAGCCAGCATTCGTTCCCGCATCAGTTTTCAGAACCGAAGAAATACAGTTACCGGCAGCCCATTCCCTGGTGAGAATGCCGCGGTCGATCGCGTTCGTGGCGAACCACAGCTTTGCAAACTGGATACGCTTGCCGAGCTCATGCCGTTTCCCTTCCGGGAAGACTTTTTTATTGGCGCTGGTGAATTTCCAGAGCGCCGGCATATCGTATTTTTTGATTTCAGGGACATTCTCGGCGGCCAGAATCAGGTCCTGGACGGCCGTATTATCAGTGTCCATTTCCAAAGCTGACAACTCCTGCCGGTGCGGCATGCTGATATGATAAACGTGACGTTCTTCGGCCATATACTGCGCCAGCAGCTGAGCGCGAAAGGGGAGTTCTGCCACGTTAAAAAGCGCGCTGGAATCGTCCTGGTATTCATCACTACCGAAAGTTTCCACGGTCTCATCTTGTACCGCGTCGATAGTGGTATTGGCATCAACCAGCTCGCCAGTAACGGCCTCAGAGGTTACTCCTGCATCATCGATGTGATGATCCGCAGGCACCTGACCTGGCTTCAGAGCCCAGGTGCGACCATCGTCGCCGAGCTGGTAGCGTTCGCACCATGAGTAATCGAGAACACCTTCCGCCGGCAGGTCATTGAATACCGGAAAATCGGTGCGAATTGGTTTTTGATAGTCTTTGCCGCGGCCTGTTTCGATCCCAGCGTCTTCCAGATCGACGTCCAGCTGCAGAAGGGCGCGAGCTTCTGATTTATTGGTACGCCAGATTACGGCATCAGCTTTACCCGATTTTTGAGTCGCTTTTATCAAATAAAAATATTCCATGTGATAGCCTCTATTTTGGATGTAGAATCCCCCGGGCCATTGGTAGCGCCCATTCAGGGTGGTCATTGGTTTTGGTAATTTCCGGTGTAACTTTGGTCGGTGGCACCGGACGTAGAGCCCGCTTCGGCGGGTTTACGTTAGCTCTCGTGCGCCATCTGGTCGTAAGAGGCGCAGCGTTCAGAGCAGTATTCTTTTTCTTTCCGTGCGAGCTGGTTCCCCTGGAGGTACAACAGGGTGCTCACCACTGGTTTTCCCTCAATTGCTTTGCGGCAATAACCGCATTTCTTCTGCATTCTTCCCCCTACATTTGCACCGTGAACCCGGCCGGATGCTCGTCAAGTACACCTTTCAGCGGATAACATTCAGCTTTCACGAGTTGCTCTTCTGCAGCTGCCTTGCAGTCATTCTCAGTATCGTAAACCCCGAGCAGGACATCCTGATTACCGCCCGTCAGCATGCTAACGGTGAGAACCAGAGCAAACATCGTGCTCATGAAGGGTCTCCTTTTTGCGCGAGCATGTAGCACACCCGGCGGATGAAAGCTGACAGCGGACTTAAACGAACAGCCTGCTGACGAGCGGGTTTGCGTGCGAAATCATTCATAGAAACAATCCCCTCAGTGCGTTGAAAAACCCGATCCAGATGAAGAGCCCAATTACTGCTGAAATGACCATGGCTCTGATGCCTTGTTTACTCATTTCAACCTCTGCCTTGTCGCCGGCCAGCGGAACGTTTACCACCTGACAACAATGCGTTTGTTGTCGATGAGCTAAATTTACAACCATTAATTTCAATTGTCAAATAATTGAAACTAAATTTAGTAATTGAGAGCAAAAAAAACGCCGACTATGTCAGCGTTAGGGGGCGGGGAGTTAGCGGTTAAGGTCTTTTATCAAATCACCAACATCATCTTTTAGTGCTTGAAGGTCTCTCAAAACGCCCTTTGCGTGAAGGATTAAACGTAGTTTTTCCGCTTCGGGAAGTTGGTTAAAGATGCTAAGGAGCGCCTCTTCTGTAACATCGAGTTTTTTGGGAAGACCTAGTTGAGCTACCAGTTCGGGATCATCTGTATCAGGCTGCATGAAATACCAGTGCTCGGGCTTTCCCGTTACTTCAGCAAGCAACTTCATCTTCTTGCCCCGCGGAATAGAGATTCCTTTCGCCCACTTCTGAGCCGCCTGCGGCGTTACACCAACGCGGCGGGCTAAATCGGAAAGGTTCCAACCATGCTCAGTAATGGCTTGGTTAAACCTGTAAGCAAAAACTTGATTGGTTTCGGTAGTCATACTTTCCATTTTACAACCCCGCGTTTCAGAAGTAACTGAAACAAATTGGAGTAATTTAATTGAAACATATGGTTTCAATGTGTATGCTTGTTTTCAACAAAAGGAGGAGTCATGAACGAGCAACTTAAAAACAAAGTTAAATCAATCACTACACAAACCGCGCTTGGTGAGGCAATGGGTCTTTCATCTCAGGCAGTAAGTCGCTGGATGAATTCCGGAAAAGTCCCTACGTCACGGGTGCGCGCGCTTTGTAAGTTTCTTAATTGGCAGGTTACACCTCATGAAATTGATCCTGAGGCGTATCCAAACCCCACTGACGGCCTGCCGAAACAGGAAGGCTGACTATGCAAACACTTTCCTTTCAACAAAATACCGGATTCAACACCGGCGCCCTGATAAAGCGAAATCAGCTGAGAGAGTCAGATCACGACGCTATTCGCTCTGCTGTTCGCGCCTGGGCTGCAGCTGAGGGCCAGGATGTTGTATCGGCACATATCATCGATGAGTGGCGCCAGCAGGGCGGCGAGGAGATCGCGTTCCCTGATGATATCAGCCGTGCCCGACAGAAGCTTTTTCGCTACCTGGACAACCCGGCCGAGTCTGAGCGCTATCGCGAGTACGTTCGCCTTCTTACCCCGGCAATCATGGCCGTTCTTCCGCTGGAGTTCCGACATCGTCTGATGCCTCAGGACGATATTTTGTCGCGCCTGTCTTCGGCCATGAAGGAATGCGCTGAAGCAAAGCAGGCGGTGATGCTGAACGCGCCAGAGCACCAGAAACTGAAGGAAGTGAGCGAGGGGATTGCGTCGCTTTTCAGGCTAATGCCTGAGCAGACAGGAGCGCTGATGACGATCGTGAGCTCAATGCTCGGCGTGATGTAAGCGGGGTATCCATGAATCACATCGAATTTATTGAGAAGAACGTCCGCGAGGAACTCCTTCGCCAGGGCTTCACGCAAGCAGTGGCTCAGGGGGGGCATACCAGGCGATCGATATGTACAAGCGGATGTCACAGGCAAGCCGCAAAGGGGGAATGTTTGACGATGTTATGCGACACGCAAAGTTATGGGCTGAGAAGCAGACCAGCGCAGCTGAACGCCGGGAAGCAAAGCGCAAAGTGCGAAAGGGCGGCGACCAGGCTGGGTTGTTCTGAAAGGGTGAAGACTGTTGTGCGCCAACACAGCCAGTCTTCGGGGTGTGAAAAAAGGGCTCTTAGTTCACGGAGTGAGTATGTCAAATACCGCTGAAGTTATCAATTTTCCAATCAAAACTGAACTAACGGGAGGTCGCATGGCCGACCTGTCCAACGGCTATACCAGAATCGCCAATGAGATACAGAAACTCAAACCGAGGCTGCGCATGTCCGGGCGCGAGTGGCAGTGTCTTGAGGCTGTTATCTGGCTTACCTACGGATGGAACAAAAAACAGGATCGGGTGACGAATACCGTGATTTCTGAGTTAACCGGCTTGAGTGATTCTCATGTTTCAGATGCGATAAAGCTACTTGCGGCACGGGGAATTATTTTTAGTCACAAGCATGGTGTGATGAAAACTGTCGGTATAAATACTGAGCTATCCGCCTGGGTTTTGGACAAACCGAAAACGGGAAAACTCTTCCCGAAAACGGGAATTTCCTTCCCGGAATCGGGAAAAACCTTCCCGGAAACGGTAGACACCCAAGACTATAACAAAAACAATATTAAAAGATCTTCGTCTCGGAATTCTGAAGAATCCCGAAACAAGGAAACATTGAAGTTTCTCTCTCGTCATCCAGAAGCGGTCGATGGGATTTATACCCCTGCAGGAAAATCCTGGGGAACAGCTGACGACCTCAAAGCCGCGCGATGGATTTTCGATAAAACCCTCACCGTGAATGCCTCCCTCTCAGAGCCGAACTGGGTTGAATGGGCAAATACCATCCGTCTGATGCGCATGCAGGACAAACGCAGCCATTACGAAATTTGCGAATTGTTCAAGTGGGCCAACGAAGACAGCTTCTGGCAGAACAACATTCTGAGCCCCACCAGCCTGCGGAAACAGTGGGATCAGCTCACGACTAAACGCCTGCGCAGCCATGGTCCATCCAGAAGCGCATCAGGCGCCAGTGCGCTGGACAACACAGACTGGATCAACGGGGTACTCGAATGAAATCTATCGCAGAAAGCATGCACAACTTCGACCGTGAAAACTTCCAGCGAGTGGCTGCCGGGCTTCCGGAAATGCAGGACGAGCAGGCATTAAAGCGCCAGGCGGCCAAGACTGCGGAGATCTTCAACGAGCTGTTCCGCCAGCTGCTTGCCGTATTCCCGGTGCTGGCCAACAAATCTGTGGAAGACCTCAACGAGATGCGTCGCCAGTGGTTGTTGGCGTTCAAAGAGAACGGGATCACCACGATGGAGCAGATTAACGCCGGAATGCGTGTTGCCCGCAAACAGGAAAAACCCTTCATGCCGTCGCCGGGGCAGTTCGTCGCCTGGTGTCGTTCTGAGGAAGTGGTTGCGGCTGGTCTTCCTGATGTTAACGAGCTGATGGAGATGATTTATCGCTACTGCCGGACCCGAGGACTTTACCCTGATGCCGAATCCTATCCGTGGGAACGTAATGAGCATTACTGGCTGGTTACGGGACTGTATACCGACATGCGTGCAAATGCACTGAGTGATTCCGAACTGCGCCGTAAAGCCTCTGACGAGCTGCTGCGTATGGTTCGTCGCATGAATGCCGGGGAAGTGATTCCCGAGCCGGTTAAACAGATCCCAAAGCTTGGTGGACGTCCGCTGAGCAACGAGCAGGGCTTAAACAAAATCGCGGAAATTCGAGCGAAATTCGGTTTAGGCAGAGGGCGGAATCATGGCTAGAGCATTGTCAGCAGTTGAGCGTAGAGAGTACGTCCGCGCTGTGATTCGGATCACCAGGCATCAGGGGCGACTCACGACCGCCGAGGCAATGAAAAAACTGGGGCTGAGCCGCGCTACTGTCCAGCGGTATTTTGCCGAAGCAGAAGCGACTGGCGAGGTTGTCCGGCATGGTCGTTTGGGGCTTTTCCGCGATCAGCGGGCCGTCATCGACTTTGACATGAAGCGTTTTGGCCTGGTGCCGAAAGTTGCTGTTGGGATGAATTACAGCCTGCTTGGCAGTCCTGTTTTTCAGCGAGTTTTAGATGTTCAGGAGGCTATTCATGGCTAAGAATTCAATCGATGTATACGGTGCCAGCGGCAAAACAAACGTGCTCAATTTCGAGCCTGAAAACCTGCACCTGGTCACCGATAAGACCCACCCACTTTACGATGAGCGTGTACACCTGCCGATCGAGGAAGGGATGGTACTGAACATTGCAGAGCTGGGTGTACTGGAGCCGATCATCGTCTGGAAAGACCCTGAAACGGGGCTCACCTGCGTAGTTGTTGGCCGTCAGCGCGTTAAACATACCCTGGAGGCAAATAAACTCCGTCTGAAAGAAGGCAAAGACCCACTGCTTGTACCTGGAGTCGTTAAGCGCGGTTCGGCAAATCAGATGGCTAAATACATGGTCAGCGAAAACGAAATTCGCCGACCCGATACGCCGCTTGGCCGGGCTAAAAAAATGTCAGACGCGCTCGATCGTGGGCTCGATGAGGACGACATTGCGGTGTTGTTTGGCTGCAGCGTTCAGACCGTTCGAGCAACGCTTTCCCTCCTCGATGCTACTCAGGCCGTCAGGGAAGCGGTGGAGGCTGGCACAGTCACCGTTACCCAGGCGCGTCAGCTGGCATCGCTTAAACCCGAAGAGCAGCGGGAGAAGGTCTCTGAAATCGAAGCGGCAACTGCTGGCACAACTGGCCATGAAAGAGCCCGGCGTCAGCGTCAGATCCTCGGTGATGCAAAGCCTCGCCTGAAAACCCGCAAAGAAATCACAAAAGCCCTGGAATCTGCCGAGGGTGAGTATGCGAGCGCACTTCGTTGGGTGCTTGGGGAGGCCGTATGACAATCGTAAAAACCCATACCGGCACCGTGATCACCAAAGACGGTCCGCAGGTTAAAAAACTGCACCAGACAGAGCGGATGTGGGTCGTCGGCAAAAACGAGTTTTACCACAAAGAAACCGGGCGCCGTCACTTTGCAGAAAATACGCGCCGCCGGTTGTTGTTGGAAACGATTGAGGCGATAGGTGGTTCACATGACTGAACACCTCGAAAAATACACAAACAAGGCTATAGAAATCATTGCCGACTATATCCAGCGCACTAACAAGAAAAACGAGCAGTTGCAGGAAGCGAAAGTGCGCTTGGATAAAAAAATCGCTCTGTTCGCAGACGATGAGAACTGCAACACAAACAGGCTGATATCCGTATTTTTACCAGCAATGACCAGCCATACCCGAGATGGCTTTTTCGAAGAGATAGCAGCGGCGTTAGAAGGAGCCAACCAATGACCAAATATGAATTACTCGACTCAAAAATAATGAGCAAAATTGATGCGCATCCTATGCCATTTTCCAGCCTGTACGTCATGGATGTAGCAGAAGAATGCAGCCGCATCGCAAAGGATGAGAATAAGCCAGAACCTTTCCGCATTCTCGATCGCCGGCTTCAGGCGCTACGTAAAGCGGGAAAAATCCGCAGTACATCCAAAGGCTGGGTGAGGGCTTAACCAATGACCAGCAAATTAACCAGAGAGCAGCTTCACGAACGCGCTCGTGAAAACGTCAAAGCGCTGAAAATGGCATCACGACAGACAGCATTCGAAAGCGCGCGCGAAGAAATAATGGCTGACCTGCAGCTTGCTGAACTGGCGCTGGCCGCAATGGACAGCGAGCCGGTGGCAGAGGTTTTATCTAACCGCCCAGGCAATGACTCGTCGACAATTGACAGGGCGCTTCCTGTTGGCACCCAGCTCTATCGCCACGCGCAGCCGGTGCCGGTAGTCAGCGCAGACTTGCTTCATACCGCAGCATCAGCAATCGAAGACCTGCTGACTACTAAAGACAGGACGAGGGCATGTGTGTGGTTCGACTTGCCATTCCGGCTCCGTTCGGCGGCTAACGCGCAGCCAGCGCCGGCAGTGCCGGAGGATGTGCTGGACGCATTGCTGAAGGTTGCTCGTATACGCCTCGATCTGAATGACTTCGACGGCGACCGTCGCGGCATCGCTGATTGCCTGGGTGATGCCGAAGAGGCACTCATCGAGGTGGTAAACCGCCGCGCTGCCATGCTCGCAGCCGCCCCTCAGGAGGATATTAACGCATTGATTCCGTTAGTATCGCGGAATGAGCAGGAGGGGAAGTGATGCGCACCATTGAGGAAATTGGCAAGCATGCAGCATTGCTGAAGTGGAAGCGTCAGTTTGGCCCGTTTGAGAAATGCCAGGTCTGCTACGGGCTCCTTTCCTCCTGCGAGTTGTGCCACGGTAGTGGCAAGGTGATTCAGGAAGATATTGACTCCTGGAATAACCCAATCACCAAGATGAGGCGGGAGGTGAAAGGTGCCTAAATCCCCCGCAGAACGCAAAGCCGCGCAGCGCGCGCGGCAGTCCGCCGCCGGCAAGCGCAAGGCTGATAAGGTTTTCAAACATTGAGCAGATACAGATGAAATATCTTATTACAATTCATCGGCATAAGTGTAGACTGATAATACAAGTCATTTTGAATTGTTAAGCTGAGAAGGTCTTAATTATGAATGAGGATTATATGATGTTTGGTGCCGGACTCACTGGAGAGGTTCGGCGTTATGAGGCTGGATTAACAGAGATAAGTTCAATATCCAAACCAGAGCCACATGCAGCATCTTCGAGCATTCTTTCCAATAGAAGCTCAATAACCAAGTTCGAAGTTGGAAGAGTAAGTATTAATGGGAAAATATACAACTTTTGTTTCGTAGATGAAAAGCCATCAAATGAAGCTCTTAACAAAGCTATTTTGAAATATAATCCTCGCCCAGTTAACTAGTGTATCCAACAAACCGCGAGGCGAGCAGAACGCAAAGCCGCGCGCCCATCCACTTGATGCTATATAATCCCCTCCACAGCAGAGGGGATTTTTATGTCACAGTGGAACATTGCAGCCAAATCGAAAGACGAGCAGGACAAGGTTAACGTCGACCTGGCAGCCAGCGGCGTCGCGTACAAAGAGCGCCTGAATATGCCAGTTGTTGCCGAAGTCGTCGCCAGAGAGCAGCCTGAACACCTACGCGACTATTTTATGGAGCGAGTGCGTTTCTACCGCGAGCAAAGCTTACAACTCCCACGCGCATCTGACCCACGCTACATCGAGATGACAGAGCAGAATGCGAAGAGCTAACCCGCCTAGGCGGGTTTTTTGTTTCTCAAAAACATCAATCTAAACATAAGCATGGTGTTGGCAAAAAGTGCTGCAGAGGGGTTGAACATTTCATACAACCGGTATACTGTTTATTTATACAGTGTGCGCCGGGAGACCGGTAGAGATCAAGGGGTGAAAGTCCCCGACCATTGAAGGACCAGCAATCCACAGGGTCCCCGAGTCATGCGTTGCATACCGCGAGGTATGGGGCGAAGCGTTGACAGGGGTGTTGACAGGCCAGCCATTGAGCCACGAAATGTATATTAAATTACCGGGTGCCGACGTTGTACTGTTAACGGAAGGCAACATCATAGGGTGCGATACTGCGAGTGCCACATGGACCCGGCGGGGTCTGAGNCCCTGGCATGTCAATACGATCTCTACGCGGGAACCGGGAGATCTCCCCTCTGACCATCTGCCAGTGTCGGAGATGGCCCGCACC